AGAGCAGGTATTGTTCCTGTGTTTAACACACAACAATTCTTATACTATTTAGGGTTGTATTTATCTGACCAAGGGTTTAGCACCTCGGTACAGAGCAAGTTGTTTGCACAAGGATACACTGAAGCTATTCCAGAGTTCGAGGCAGAGAAGCTCCATATGTTACTTCCTGCGAAGTTAGAGGCCGATAAGGATGTAAACACAAGAACTTTCAATCTGCGTCAATCACCATTTTGGGTAGGTACTAATACAGATTTATTTACTGATTTTAAATCCTCAGACCCTACAGAAACGAAAGACTTTGTAACAGATTGGTTTAAGGCTAATGAAGTTTTTGGTAATTATGGACCAAGTGCAGAAGGTGGAGAGCAAGCATTTTCAAGCGATTACGGTTTAGACATTACTGACGACCCTTATCCTGAAGACGGTGTGTTTGGCTATGAAAGAGGATACTTTGCACCTCATATGTCTTTTGAAGCAGACATAGATTTTAGAGCAGGAGTAACAGCTACAATACCTGAGGTGGAGTTTGAGATACCTGTAGTGAACGAGGATAATATGACAAGAAATATTATTCCTGCTGATTCTACAATGACTTTTGATATATTTTTAGGCGTGTACCAAGACGGTGTTTTGATAAAAAAAATAAGAGTACAGGATAGTGGCGGCAGTCCAATAATTCTTAATGCTAATGAAGCTACAGCAGTAGCAGGAAACTCTGAGAAGGACACATATTCACCATCAACAACTTCGTATCAATTTTTTGAAACAACAAAGGTTGGAGCTGACCCTGTGATATTGGATATCCCAACATACACAGATATGTTGCGATGGAACCTAACTGACCTTGAACAAGACAGGTGGCAGATTCCTGATGAGACTATAACTATAAACGGAGAAAGTAGATACGCAGTAAATTATTTTTTAGAACCAGCACAAGGAACTCTTTCTGTTCAATATACTAGAGATACAATTGATAGAGGTAACTATATACAGGCAAGTAATCCTACAACATCTGATTTAGACGGCACAGCTATCAAGAAAGCAATTACAAGGATAGACACCAACTACGGACAGTTAGACTTAAAGTTTACAGCAAACGCTAACTTTAACCCTTACTTTACAGGAACTTCCCCTGACGAGTACAACTTAAAAGAATCGCTACAAAACACTTGTACAATAAGTGTGTACGATGTATTGGTAGGTATATGCAAGCGATTTAACTGTGGCATCTTCTACGAGTACGATACTCAGCTTAGCAAGAATGTACTACGCATAGACCCGTTGCATATTGTACGTAGCGGTTCAGAAAACATCAATCAGTATGTAGATGACCTAAAATCTGTTAAGGTGTTTATTGGTGGGGACAAGATTAAAAACCTATCGCTAAACAACAAAGACTTTGGCTTGTACTATGACGATGAGGACGGTGATGACATCACTATAGGCTCTACCACTCAGGAGATAAACAACGATGGTATCTCAGATTTAGAGATAGACCTTAAAACAGCTGTATACTACCGTTCAGTGTGTGGTGATGAAACAGACGATGAGCTAAATCAAAACTATACAAACAATGTAGTCAGTGAAAAGGAGATAGCTTTTACGCCAAACCTTTTTACAAAGCACCAAGAGATAGGATTCAGATTTGCATATGTAGACAAGCCTATCTACCGCACAATGATTAAGCGTCCTTTGGCTATTGGTAAGTTCCAACGTCAGAACCTATACACCAAAACACAGCGTATCTATCAAGATTGGACACAACACATTTTTAATGGTAGATTGTTTCACTACAACACTGAAGGCTGGAATCTACTTGCTGAAGATGAGGTCGGAGATACCACAGACTACTACACCTTCTACGCTGACAACGAAAAGATTAAGTACAGCAACAGTACGAGCATAGAGTTTGATATGGTAGTACCTACATCAGACTTAGCCAACTTAGACTTTATGATGCAGGAGCTTAGTGCTACACTAATCACTCAAGACAATATTGTAGTGAAGTCGGCATCAGGAGAAGTTTTTGAGGATTACGCATACTTAACTATACAAGGACTTCTCAAATAATTGTAAATTAATTCGATGGCTACATACAACGACTATCCACAATCTGCTACTAACAACGCCAAGAAAGTTCTTCGTTGGAAGGAAAAGTATGGAGATGAGGTCAAGGGAATGACCTCGGTGGGATGGACTCGTGCAAGACAATTAGCCTCAAGAAGAAAGCTATCATATGATACTATTGCTCGTATGGCTGCATTTAATCGTCACAGAAAGAATGCTGCGATTGACCCTAAGTATAAGGACACGCCTTGGAAAGATAGAGGTTATGTTGCTTGGCTTGGGTGGGGTGGAACTTCAGGCGTTAATTGGGCGATTAGAAAAGCTGAGTCTATACGAAAAGGAACAGTTAAGGCTGATACAAGTATCGCTGACGTCCCGTGGGGTAATCGCAAAAAACGCGATGATTATGCAACACAGGGAAAGGACGGAAGCATTAAGAAATCTCCCAAAGCACCTAAGAGCGATACTCCTAACAAGAATCCTAAAGGTGTTGGAAAAGGTGGAAAGCTCACTGCAAAAGTTCTTAAGTCTATAAAGACTAAGGTAGACAAGTACAACGAGAAATACCCTGACAAGAAGATTGGTATGGGTGCAGCAAAAGCTGTGGTAAAAAGAGGTATGGGTGCTTACAACACTTCACACAGTCCAAAGGTGACTAGCGCAACGCAGTGGGGTTTAGCACGTTTGAACGCTTTTTTGTACCTTTTAAAGAACGGAAGTCCACAAAATAAGAAGTACGTACAGGACAACGACCTACTTCCTAAGTGGCATAAAAAAAGCAAAAAATAATGGAGAAAGATTTACCATTATACGATATTACGTTAGAAGACTTCGAGCAAGGGATGTACAAAATCTCCCTTGTAGACAAGCCTGCTATCGAAGAAAACTTCATCTACTTTAGTGAAGTACAAAAAATTGAAATGTTCTCTAACGATGAGAGACAGGAAGTTGTTGGACCAATTATGATTCCTAACAAACAAATCCTACGATTCTCTCCAACAGAAGGCTACTACTATGTACGCTTTACTGAGAATACGATTAAGGACATTATGTACAACTACTCTAAGAAGGGGTTGTTTAACGCATTTGGTATTAACCACAACTACGACACTGATGATGTGGTAATGCTTGAAGTTTGGATGAAAGAGTCTGATAACGATAAGTCTAAAGACTATGGTTACGACCTTCCAAATGGAACCGTATTCGTCAAGGCCAAGATTGAGTCTAACGAATTATTTAATGCAATCAAAGAAGGAGAGATTAATGGCTTTTCTATCGAGATTGAGGCAAATATTAAACCAACAAATAAAGAAAAAGAAATGAGTGAATTTTCATTTGCTAAGGAATTAGGAAAGTTGGAGGCTCAATTTGAGACTATGACTAACAAGTTCCAAGAGCGTATTGAGACTTTGGAATCAGAGAATGAGATTCTATTGTCTTCATTGACATCTTTTGAAGAGAAGTTCGCAGGCGTAGAAGACTTAAAGTCAGCTATCGAAATGATTCAAAAGCACATTGCCAATATGGAAGATATGGGTAGTGAAGAAGAAGAGATGGGCGAACAAAAAGAAGAAATGGACGGCCATACTGACGAAGAAAAGAAAGAGGAAGAAATGGGTTCTGAGGAAAAGTACGAAGAAACTGAAGAGCCTGTTGAAGAGGAAGTTGAAGAAGTAGACGAGAAAGAAGTCGAAGAGCAATTCGCTGCAGAGCAGACAGAAGAAGTTGTCGCTGAAGTAGAAGATAAGACTATCGAGTTCAATGGTATTACTCCTGAAAAAGTTGCCTTGATTGACAAGTTCTTCCCTCGCAACTAAATGTTTGTAAATTAAGTAAAACGAATTTTTTAAAAATTATATATAATGGCAATTTCAGCTACTAACGTACAATCCCACGATTGGGGTGACCGCAGACCAGACCTATTTATCGACTATATGGTAAAGTCGGCTGCTGTATTAAACCGTTTCTCTTTGATTGACGGTGTAAAAAACAAAGTAAACGTTCCTATCTTTGACGTTACTACATCAGCTTTCGCTACAGGCGACGACTGTGAATTCTCTGACAATACTACTGCTGACATCGATGAGAAAGAGATGACAGTAGAAACTTTCGGTTACGGATTCAAAAACTGTAAAGCAGTTCTTGAGAAGTCTTACCGTGGTTTGGCACTTAAAAAAGGACAGCACAATCCTGAAACTATGGATGCTGAATTCCGTAATTGGGTGTTTGATTACTTCGCAAAATTGGCTGCACAAAAAGCATTGACTTACGCAGGTACAGAATTGATTTCAGAAATGGAAGGCGATACTGACGTTATCGACTTTGATACTGATGCTACTCTAAGCTCTGCCAACATTTTGGACAAGATGGAAGGTGCTTACCAAGCAATGTCTGACGTAATGCTATCTGCTGTTTACGGCGATGCTGACCGTGAGTTCAAGCCTGCGTTCTTCTTGGGTACTAACGCTTACCAAGCGTACCAAATCGCTATCGCAGAATTGCACACTACTACTCCTGCAGGTATCATCGCAGGTGACATTCCAACATACTACGGTATGGAGGTTGTTCACTTCCCTAGCCTTGCGGACAACAAGTTCTTCATCTCTTCTGCAAGCAACTTGGTAATGTTGACTGACGACTATAACGATGTTCGTGCTATCGATATGGAGTACGAAGCTCGCGAAAACTCTGACTACATTTGGGGTCGTTTCAAACTAGGCTTCTCTTACTACAAAGGTCAAGAGATTGTTCTAGCTGAGAACTTCGCATAA